GAGGGTTGGACCAAACACTTAACTGGATATGAGTGTTTTTTAACAAAGCCTGCGACTCAATTGCAGATAACAGGCTATGCACACAAAGACGCCTTAACAGTTGGTTCTTTCAGGAAGCCAGATAAAGTTACGTATGTTGGTTTTGAACCAAAAACTGCAAAGCGAATTTCATGTGTAACAGATGCTCACAGGGATGGTAATACTATTCGACACTCTGCTTCAACTGAGAACAACTCCTGTGGAGGTGTTCTGATTGATAGCAAGCATTTTGTGGTTGGAATTCATTATGGTACGTCAGGTGCGGACAATAAAAAGGGGGCAAACAACAAAGCTGCAGCATTGTTGTATCTCCAGGATGTTGAGGCTCATGAAGAACAAACAACTCTTCAAGCTCCTGTGATGCGTCCTTTTTGGAACGCTCAAAAGTGGGTGAACATGAGAATCATAGGACTTTTACCAAAGACAGATTTAAAAGGTGAGACGATGTTCAATTTGAAAAGATCACCACATGCAGCACATATCCCTCCGGATCATCCCATACATAAATTGTATGTTGACAAATGGGCTAATGTTTTGCCCATCATGAGAAATTACATGAAAACGGTTGATTCCTGGGATGCGTTTGGAGAGAATTCTGCTCATTTTAAAGGAACAGAGGGACATAAATTCTCACAAAACTTTTACAATCTGGTTTATGGTCAATATGAAGCTGACTGTCGAATCTCGGAAGAAGAGATTGTTGAGTCAATTGATCATTCAACATCACCTGGGTGGCCATGGACATATCTTGGTTTTCGAACAAAAGGAGAGGTTATGAACACAACTCATTTTCAAATCGCACTGAAAGAGTCTCCAGGAAAACGAATCATTTGGAACACCTGTGGAAAGTATGAGGTTCTTCAAAAAGACGTCATTCTGGCTGGTAAAGTTAGAATCTTTCAGATTCCACCGATTGAGTTTCTGTGGTATCAGAAGTTGTTCACTTACAAAATTTCTCAACGGTTTAAAAACCTTTTGTGGTCTAAATATGGATTCAATCCTTATAGTGGGGGTTTTAATGAGTTGGCAAATAATTTGTTGAAGATGGATTACATACTTAGTTATGATGTCTCTGGATGGGACAAGTTTATGCCACTGTTGCGTGAGATATATGCTCAGCAGAAAGGTCGCAATCCAGAATTTGATTTTGAAACTGAATTTTTGTTTGATTGGGTTGTGAAAGAGTTGAGTGCGGGAAGTGTTCGGCTTGTTACAGGAGAGGTTATTGAGCGGTTAATCGGAAATTTTTCTGGTTCAGGAGCTACAACTCTTGATAACATTCGTTGTCATATCCTCATTGTTGCTGGTTGGTTGGCTGAGGCTTATTTTAGAAAACATGGTTTTTATCCAACAGTAATAGAAGTTGCACAGCAATGTGTAAATCTTTTTGGTGATGATAACATCATGGGTGTTACTGCAGCCTTTTCTGAAGTGTGTAACAAAGAATGGTCAGAGACTTACTTCTTACGTTATAATCTCAAGTTCAAGTTCTTTTATTTTACTGAGAAGGATCTGAAGGGTCACACGTTCTTGGGTGCTGGTTTCGTTCAGCGAAATGGATCATGGTATGCACAATATGATGTTCAGCGTCTTGTGTATTCAATTTTATTTGATGCAAAACGCATGTCTCTCGATGGTTACATGAGCAAGTTTTTAACCTTGCTTGTCATGTCTTATGCTTCGGATGAGTTTGAAACAGTTTTAGATGCTTATTGCGAGTTTTGTCGTTCACCTTATATTCAGGCTCAATCACAGAGTAATTCTTTGGTGTTGAGTTACTGTATTTGGGCTGAAACGTTTTCACAAGATAGAAGCCTCTTAGATAATTTTTATCTAGGAAGCGAGGGTGGGGGATTTTCTTTTTTTGACCCCGATTTCTGTCTGGAAACGCAAGATGACGATGACACAACAATTTTTCAATCTCAAGAACGAGTTCAACCAACAGAGGAGGTTTATACAATTCTCGGTCAAGTGCAGGATTTGTGTCAAAATTCTGAAAATGCTACTGAGGCGTATTCCGCCCTTTTGATAGGATACCGGGGAACAGTTGTGAGCCAGCGACACGTTTGGGCTTTAATTGTTGATTGGTTTGCCTCAAAAGGGGAGGACACAACTTATATGGAATGGATGTTTATTGTTGATGACAACCCTTTGCATAGCTGGCTTCAGCAGATGGAAGGAGCTACTATTCCATGGAGTGATATTATCCGAGGTCGCAAGATTATGACTTCTCGAAGGGAGGTTGAAGACCTGGAACAAGCTCTCCTTGGTTATGTTGTGACCCAATTTGTGCCAAAATGCAATATTAACTTGTCTTTTGGAGATCATGGATCATCAATCGTTCAGAAAGTGAAACAAGAGAGCAAATTGTCTTCTTTCCTTCCAGTTCCTGTAATCATGGATTGGGATTTACATGTCAACTTTGACTCAGATGAGGATGATGATTATGAATCAAAAGGTTATGGTTTAACTGAAATGATTGCTGATGAACGAGCTCCTTGGGGCTTTGATGACAATGGGGATCCCTTGGAATGGGATGGTCATTACAGTTATGGTTCATCAGTGTCCTCAGAAAATGAAGATTCATATGAGGATGAAGATCGATTTCGAGAAGAGTCTATTGATGAACTACCACCCCTGATGGACAATAATTCTCAGTCCTCAGATGATTCTTATGATCCAACTTTTTTTGGTTATGACAACAATCTGAGGCCGAAGGTTCGAGGTTGTTGGTCGGATCATGGTTTTGAGTCTGACCCTTACCCAAGTGAGGATCAGTCTAGTGAAGATGAAGGACCCCAACCTCTGACCACACTTGAACAAGAGATTGTTACAGTTCAAGGGGATATCTTGGGACATCTTATAGCCAACATTGTTGAGCGGGTGATGGATATTGATTTGAACAATGGGATGGCGCTCGATTTCCCTGATGTTGAGTTCAAGTGTGTTCCATTGCCATATGAACAATGGCCGCATTGGAGAGTTTTTGTTCGATGTGTAAAGAAACTGTTACGAAAGCCGAGCTCAGGAAAGTTCCCACAAATGGCTTTAAAAGTTTCGATGTCGAAACGCGCTGCTTTTGTAAGAGCGACGAATATTGTTGATGGATGGGTAAAACGGGGGTTAATTACTCCTGCTGGACGTGATTGGTTAATCATGGTTTTGGACCCCTTTCACGATGTTGAACTCAAGAATGCCGATGGTTGGCCAGATGTTGAGTCTGGTTATTCTGTTGTTCAAAAGGTTAAGCAGACACTTAGTCTGTCAAAGCCAGCTGGGTTTCCAGCAGGGAATTGGGAGTTGTGGATCATAATGACACCAGTTCTTGATAATAAGTTTGCCGATGTGACAACACAAAGGCATAATATGGGTTTTGCTTTCTCAAATGCTGCCGCCTTTCAATGGGGTGGGGTTCATGCTTATGCTGTTCAGCCTGGAACGGCTTTTGATGTTACGTTGGCTACAACGGTTCATCTGGGAGTCATAGAGGCAAATCAACCTTTTACAACAGGTGTTGGCCGTTTGATCTCAGCAGGGTTTGAATGTGTAAACACAACCTCAGCTCTCAAAAGACAGGGTTCTTGCACTGTTTTTCGTCAGATGCAACAGTCAAATCACCAAAATGGAGTTATTGGATACACTGGGGCTGCTGCCTTTCCTGCTGGGTTCTTTATTGGAACAGGAACAGTTTATCGTCGACCACCACGTGATCTAAACACGATTATGCTGATGCCTGGTTCACGGACTTGGGATGCCGAAAAAGGTTGTTACTGTGTTGGCGCTTTTCATTCAAATGAGAATCCACCAACAGTGCCAGGTTTTGATCTTCCATTATGGTCTGCATTTGATGATGTTGAAGATAATGGAAATATTGGAGATTGGTATGTGCAACAGATGGCTGCCATCGCTGTTGGAGTTGGAATAACAGGTGCAATGTCTCCTTTAGCAACAAAACAGTATCCAATTCACACTTCTGGTGCAATCTTTTCAGGATTGTCAGATGAGTCAACGATACAACTAAACGCAAATATGATCTTTGAGAGGTTTGTTGATCAGAACGAACGGGATCTCTTGGTTCTGGCAACTCCTTCAGCGGAGTTTGATCCTGTAGCGTTGCAGATCTATTCACATGCGTTGAGTGGAATGCCTCCAGGTGTCACTTTTGATGAGAATCCATTGGGAGAGTGGTTTGTTGATGTTATTCACAATGTTGGAGATTTGTTGTCAATTATTCCCCATCCAATGGCAAACAAAATTTCAGAAGGAGCTGGTGCAATTGTAAAAAAATACCGCGCGCGAAATCCACAGTATCATCCTCCAGGAGAGGTTTTTAATGCGCCAGGAACCGGACAGCCAGTTATGGCTTTGCAAGTTGCTCTACCAACTAAAGGAAAAAAGGGGTCAGCTGTTTTAAATAACACAACTTTAAATGAGGGTCGGCGTTTGTATGTCACACCAGGTGGAAAGCGAAAGAAAATTGCTGGACCAATGACAAAAGAAGGTTACAAAAATCGAGAAAGACGAAAACGAGCCCGAGGAAAATTTAATTCAAAAAACACGGCCGCCGGAGGGCGTCGTTTTTATTCAGGAGGAATGGTTCATTAGACCGTTTCAGCCACACTGGGAAGGACAACCCGTAAAAACCGCCTATTAACTTGTAGGTTGCCTGGAGGGGAATAAGTTATCCAGAACACACTGGATGTTTAAACACCAACAAAGCCCGTCACGCGAACAATTGAAATAGATTGAGTAGGAAACGGTGAAAAACGAATTTTAGATCGTAT